GTGTTAGTTGTGGTTGAAATTTTTGTGCAAGATAAAATGCTAAACCTGCTGTCATACAAGGAACAAATCTAAATGGTACATCTGTTGCATTTGTATAATCACCAACATCTTGTATTCTTTTTATATAATAAAAATGCATATCTTTTGATGCATTAGAAGAATCAGGTGTTGGATAAACATGCACTCTTACTTTATCAATAAATCTCTCTACCCAATATTGATTAGGTGTTCCTTTTGATAATTTATTAGAAAAACCTGCATAGGTAGATCTATCTACTTTAGTCATTGGACTATCTGATTGTGTAGTTTGTGTTCTATTACTTCTTAATTGTGCCTCTAGGACATCGGATATTCCATATACACCATTTGGATTTGATGTAGCACTTGTGCCATCATCACTAGATCTAAAGAAATCATATTCTGCCTGTCCTTCTATTAAATCTAAATCAAGTTCATCTATCTCCCAATAATGAATACCTCGGTTTCCCCACTCTTGAAATAAAATATTAAGGGATCTTCTTGCAGACTTAAGTTGATAACCTGCAACATTTTGCAATCCAATACGTTCAAAAGCATCTTCTACTATTTCATCAATAGCAAAAGTTTTATCGAACGTTGTTGTTCCCGAAGTAGTATTAGCCATTTAAACTCCTACGATTCGTAGACTTTTATCCATTCACAAACAATTGTGCCTGTATCTCCGTTTGCACAAGCTGGTAAAACAACGTTTACATCTCCAGTAAAACCTGTTGCCTCAGTATTTTTAAGTCCACCAAAAGATGAATAATCGTATTCCATTTCACCTGCTAAAGTTTGAAATACAACATCTGTGTCAGCATCCCATTGCATTCTAATTGCATCAACTGGTGCTGTTACTGAAACATTAAAGCTAACTTTGTTTAATCTTACAGTTTTACATGTTTTACCATTATTTGATTTAAGTCCAGAAACATCAACTATTTTAGTTGTGCTTCCAGTTGAGTCAGAAACCACATTAAAGTGAGTTATTAGTTTTTTTGCTCCGTCAAATACAGTTGTATTTAATACTGTGTCTGCCATTTTTTATCCTCCTTTTAAAGAGCGCCTGCATCACCAGGCGCTCCGAGTTTAATTATTAACTATCTGCAAAAGGTGTTGCTTCAGTACCTGTACCGATCAACACAGCTTCTACTAAATATACATTGTCCTCAAGTGCAGTAATAGTAATTGTACTACCTTTGTCTCCACCTGTAGTTCCACCGTTCATGCTAATAACATCGTTAGATGATGCTGGTGCAAATGTGCTATTCGTGCCGTCTGCAACGTTAACAACAGTTGCGTGACCAACAAATTTGTCAGTTCCATCTGTTTTAATATCGCAATCAGTTGAATCTGTGCCTACAAAAAATTTGTAAACAGCACCTAAATGATTATTTGCATTTGGGTCATTGTCGCCAGCTGTACCGCCTTTGCTATCTGCTTTGATTGTTGGAAGTGTGATTGCACCATCTGCATCATTTACTTTTATAACTTTTCCTGCGTGTGCAGCGAAAGTTAAAGTAGTTTCTGCCGTGATGTTTACAATCGAATCAGGTCCTGCAGTAACAAATCCTCTTAAAGATTTTACTGGTCCTGAAAATGTAGTTTGTGCCATAGTATCCTCCTAGTTTAAAGAACATAGTCTCTAGGCCGTCGACTGTATGCGTCTATGTTCTAATTTATTATACAGTGATAAAACTATATACTACATTTTAGTAGAGTGCAAGAGAGCCTACAATGTGAATTGAATTTATTCAACGATGTAGCTTTTTACTAAGTAGCTACAGAAACTTGAGGAGCTGCATCATCTATTTTATTTTGTGCATTAGCTTTCTCTGCTTCTGCAAGTTTGATTTGGCTAATTACTTCTCTGACTTTTCTGTCAATCTTAACCATATCGAGAGTATATCTACCCTCTTTCAGATGCTCCTGCTCCCATTGAAGATCTAGTCCCTTCTTCTTTGTGTAAAGGGTCTCCAGTTGTTGCATTATCGCCTCCATTTATAACCTCCTCATAGGTTATTCTGTTTACTCTTGGATCATGCATTTCTCCAAGATGTTCCCATTTTATATCATTTTTTCCTAACTTGTCAATGATAGCATTTTCTATATCTATGGGGCCGTCTAAAGACTCAATAATAAAATCTGTTCGTAGTTGATATGCAAATATTTGAACTCTGAATTTTTTCATAATCTCACCATATTTTAGATTAAATGGGGCGGTTTTGTGACCGCCCCAAAAAAGAGTTAATTACGCACCTTCTACACCGAAGATACCTCTAGGGTCAGATACACCAAATGAGTATCTTTCTCTAGCTTTGTATCTTACGTTGCCAGTGTCGAAATCACCTTCCATTGCAGTAGTCAATGGAGCTCTTGTGAACATTTTCATACCATTTGGTACGTCTGTAATGATGTAGAATGCATCAGAGTCAGTTAAATAATTATTAACTCTGTATCCTTGCGGAACCATACCCATAGATACGATTGCATTGATATCATTGTCAGCTGTTCCAGTTCTACCTTGAGATTTCATTAATCTCTCAGCTGTAAACTGAAGCTCACTAGGGATAATCATTTTTACCCCTCTAGCTGCAACTCTAAGACCTCTTTCATCAGTAATCGCAGCAATGTCAATCATAGACTGCTCTAGTGATGTTTCGTTAAGATCTGCCTGAGTAGCAAGAGTATTTGAGAAAGTACCTGCTACTGTAGGGTGGTCAGTTGTAAACAAGGCTTTTGTATCACCTGATTTAAATGTTGCTGTTGAAGGCAAACCATTTATTAAAGGCTCAACTGCTTTTACTTGTTTAGCATTGCTCATAGATCTTGCTAAAGCTTTTGTGTATCTAGCAGCAAGTCTATCGTAGAGGTTATCTTCGATAGCTTCTTCTGTGATAGCAAATGCTAAAGCTACGGTCTCGTGAGTGTAACGAGCTGTGAAAGTTTCTTGTGCTTCGTCAAAAGATACGCCTGCACCTTCACCTTTCACTTGTGCGTTTCCGAAACCAGATAACATTACTTCTTCTTCAAAAGCTCTGTCACTGTTTTCGTTGGTATAAATTTCAGCGTGTTGATTTTCATACCTTTTATATTCCAGCCCAAATAGTGCATTTAGGCCTGGTTCTAGTTCTTTAACTAGCTGTGATCGTGATATTGCCATAGTCTAATTGCTCCTATTAATTGTGGCCGTTGAACGAATTTAGGTTCGATACAACAATTACAGAATGTCTAACTGCAGTAGCGTCCTCATTTTCAGGATCTTCTGCTGATCTTAACATTCTAAACTGTTTACCGTTCGCTGAAGTAGTTCCAATGTCTAGAGTAGACGAAGACTTACCAGTAGTGTCATCACCAGCTGATGTGTTCATGTCATACGTTTCTAGGAATGTTGTTACTCCAGTTGCCGCATCCGCTGCAACCACGTATTGCTGGAAAGGGTCGTCTATTACAAAGGCTGTTGTGTCTTCACTGTTAGCCGGTGTGATAGTTGCTTTGTAGAAGTTCGAGAATGTCGGCTTCAAAGT